CGAGGACTTCGAGCCGGAGACCGAGGCCGTGGTGAACCCGCGCACCGGCGAGACCTCGGAGGTGCCGCTGGGCGTCAGCCCCGGCTTCGACACCAATCCCGGCATCTCCTTCGTCACCGGCTTCGACCCCGAGGACTAGGCCGGGCCGCAGAGAGGCCCGCTGACGGGCGAGAGGGGTCTGTGCGCCCCATGACACCGGAAAGAGGCGAGTTGCCGGTCCTGCCTATCTTAACCCCGCTTTAAAAACGATCCTCGCGGGCGGGCGGGCATACGATCGGCATCCCGCGCGCAATCCGGGCTTGAAAAGCCGCTCCGCGCGCGTCACTGTCGCCTCACCGCCCCCTCCATCGCCCGCCCGCGCCCTGCCCCTGACCTGCGTCAGGGGCGATGACCCCGGCCGCCGCGGCTAGGGTCGGTTCATGGATCAGTTCGCAACCATACTCGCCGGGCATGCCGTGGCCGTCGCCGCTCTGGAGGACGGTCAGGAGGTCTCGGAGATCGAGATCATCCCCAGCGGCGTGTTCGCGCTCGGCGACGGGCGGGGCACGTTCACCGTGACGGACCCGCAGGCGCTGATCGATGCGAGCCTTGCACACGCCGCCGCGCGCGGCGATGTGGCCGAGATCCTGATCGACTTCGATCACGGCTCCGAGCGCAAGGGCCACATGGCCAATTCCGTCGCGGCGGGCTGGATCACCGGCCTGCGCCACGACGCCGCCCGCTCGCGCATCATGGCCACCGTGCGCTGGACGCGCGCGGGGCGCGAGGCGCTGGCCGATCGGGCCTACCGCTTCATCTCTCCGGTCTTCGCCCATGACAAGCAGAACCGCGTGCGCGGCATCCTGCGGGCCGGCCTCACCAACACCCCAGCCATCGGCGAGCTCAAGGCACTCGCCGCCAGCACGAAAGGAGATGGCTCGATGGAAGAGCTCCTGCAGAAACTCGCCGCGGCGCTGGGCCTCGAGGCCGGCGCGGGCGAGGACAAGATCACCGCCGCGGCCCTCGATCTCATCGAGACCGGCAAGAACGCCGGCGTGGTCCTGGCCGCCGCCGGGATCGAGGGCGGGCTGAGCCCGGACGAGGCCGAGGCGCTGGCCGGCAAGATCACCGCCGCCGCCAGCACGGGCGGCGCGCCCGACCCGGCCAAGTTCGTGCCCAAGGGCGCCTATGACGAGCTGAGCACCAAGGTCGCGGCGCTGGAGGCCGACCGGGTCGACCGCGCGGCGCTCGATCTGGTGGCCGCCGCCGATGCCGAGGGCAAGATCACGCCCGCCAACCGCGACTGGGCGCTGTCGCTCGCGAAGTCGGACCCGGAGGCCTTCGACGGCTGGCGCACGCTCGCCGCCGCGCAAAAGCCCGCGCCCGACCTTCTGGCCGGCCGCAAGCCCGGCGCCGCTGGCGCCCTGGCCGAACACGAAAAGGCCGTCTGCGCCTCGATGGGCATCTCCGAGGAGGATTTCATCGCCCAGCGTGACGGCAAGAAGCCCGCAAAGAAGGAGGACTGAGCCATGGTCGCTCTCACCAAGAACAAGCCGCCGCGGACCCGGGATGGCGTGGGCTTTGCCCATCCCGTCGCCGCCGACACCCGCATCTTCCAGGGCGCGCTGGTCGCGCTCGACGGCTCCGGCAATGCCGTGCCCGCCACCGCCGCCGGCGGGGATGCCGTGGGTTTCGCCATCAAGGAGGCCGACAACACCGGCGGCGCCGCCGGCGCCATCATGGTGACGGTGAACAAGGGCGTCGTGCTGTGCGCGAACAACGGCCTTGACCGCACCGACCTCGAAACCGCGGTGTCCGTGACCGACGACCAGACGGTCGGCGGCGTCGGAGCCGCCACCGCAGGCACGCTCGTCGATCTCGACGCCGGCGGCGCCTGGGTCCGCATCGACTGAGGAGCAGGACAGATGGATCTCAATACCGCGGCCCTCCAGGCCTTCGACACGGCCATCACCACGGCCTTCAACACCTCGCTGACCGGTGCGCCCACGAGCTATGGCCAGATCGCCATGACCGTCCGCTCCACGACGCGGGCGAATGTCTATCCCAAGCTGTCGGAAATCCCCGGCATGCGCGAGTGGATCGGCGAGCGCCACGTCACGCGCCTCTCGAAAGAGGGTTTCACCCTGATCAACCGCCGGTTCGAGAACACGATCGCGGTCCTGGTCGACGATCTCGCCGACGACCAGTACGGCATGTACTCGACGCTGGCGGCGGATTTCGGGCAGACGGCGGCCGAGCTGCCCGACGAGCTCACCTGGGAGCAGCTCGAGAAGGGCTTCGACACCGAGCACTACGACGGCCAGTTCTTCTTCGACACCGATCACCCGGTCGAGGATGCCGACGGCGTCGTGCAGTCGGTCTCGAACTTCCAGGGCGGATCGGGCGCGGCCTGGTATCTGGTCGACGACACGCGCGTCATCCGGCCGCTGATCTTCCAGGACCGTCTGGCGCCGCAGATCACCGCGCTGACCAACCTCAGCGACCCCAACGTCTTCAACCTCGACGAGTTCCGGTGGGGCGTGAAGCGCCGCTGCGCCGCCGGGTTCGGGGCGTGGCAGCTGATCTTCGCCTCGCGCCAGCCGCTCAACGCGACGAACTACGCCGCCGCGCGCCAGGCGATGATGGAGATGCGCGGCCATCGCGGCCGGAAGCTGAACCTGCGCCCGCGCAAGCTCATCGTGTCGGCCGCCAACGAGGGCGCGGCGCGCGACCTGCTGATGGCCGAGCGCAACGCGGCGGGTGCGACCAACACCTGGCGCGGCACGGCCGAGCTGCACGTCGAAAGCCGGCTGACCATCTGAGGGGGCGATCATGACCGAGAAGAGTGAAGCCAAGGCGGCCGCGAAGGCCGCAGCCAAGCCCGAAGAGCCCAAGACCGTCCGTGTCGTGTGCATGGCGCGCGGCGGACGGCGCCGGGGCGGTCGCGGCTGGGACGAGGGCGAGACCCTCGTGCCCGAGGCCGAGATGACGGCCGCGCTGCGCAAGGCGCTCAAGGCCGACCCGATGTTCCAGATCGGCTGACGGGATCGGCCCGGGCGGACCGCGCCGGCGGCAGCATTCCCCCCTCGGGCTTTGCCGCCGGCCACGCCCTTCGAGCAGCGGCCCCGGCCAATTCCTTAAAAGGCCCCTTCAGGAGGGTTTGAGATGGCCGATAGGCCCGACAGCTACCGCGTCACAGCCGAAGAGCTTCGTGCCTTCATCGAGCGCATCGAGCGGATGACGGCCGAGCAGGGGGAGATCGCCGAGCAGATCAAGGAGGTCTTCGCCGAGGCCAAGGCCCGCGGCTACGACACCAAGATCATGCGCAAGGTCATCGCGCTGCGCAAGCGCGAGCCCGACGACATCGCCGAAGAGGAAGCCGTGCTCGAGATGTACAAGGAGGCGCTGGGCCTCCGATGACCTACGCCACCGTCGACCACCTCAAGGCCGTGATACCCCCGGGCGATCTGGCGCTGCTGACCGACTGGGACGGCACGGTCGATGCGCCCGACGACGCGCGGCTCCTGTCCGCGCTGGAGGACGCCACCGCCACCGTCAACGGCTGGATCGCCAAGCGCGTGCGCCTGCCGCTGGCCGATCCGCCGCAGATGCTGAAGGTGGTGACCCGCGATCTCGCGCTGCACCGGCTCTACGCCAACACCGGCGGCATCATCCCCGACGCCGTCAAGGCGCTGCACGACGGCGCGATGGCCTATCTCAAGGACGTCGCCCGCGGCGAGGTCTCGATCGGCGACGAGGTGGCCGGCAACACCGCAGAGGCCTCGCCCGGCGCGGTCCTGGACGAAGGCGGCGCGCCCGTCTTCACCCGCGAAACGCTGAAGGGCTACTGATGGTCGCGACCCTCACATATCGCCTGGATGCGACCGAGGCGCTGAGCCAGCTCGAGACCTATGGCAGTTCGGCCTCCGACCTGACCATCCTGATGGATCAGATCGGGCAGCTACTTTCCAGATCGGCCACCGACCGCATCAGGGACACGAACGTGAGCCCCGACGGCACGCCCTGGTATCCTTCCGACCGGGTCGACCTGTTCGGCGGCAAGACGCTTCTTGAGAGCGGCGAGCTTGCGCGTTCCATCACCCACGAGGCCGGCCCCGACCAGGTCGCGATCGGATCGAACATGATCTATGCCGGCGTCCACCAGACCGGCGCGGTGATCGTGCCCAAGACCGCCCAGGCGTTGACCTTCATGCTGCCGGGCGGGGCCTTCGTCGAGGTGGGAAAGGTGGAGATCCCCGCGCGCCCCTATCTCGGGATCTCGGACACCGACGAGGAGGACATCCTCGATCTGACCGGCATGTACCTGACCGGGGAGACGGCCTGATGATCGTCGTGGATCTCGAAACTGTCGCCGAGCAGCTGCGCGCCGCCCAGACCGAGATGGTCAAGGTGGGGCTCGCCCGCGACC